TTATTTTACTCCCAGAACACTTTTTCTTATCTAGAACAGGACCATCAAAATTTATGCCAGAAAATACACAAATGTGGATAACATCACACTCGACCGCGGAGAAAATACCTTTTGTATTTGATCCAAAAAACATATATGAAATACGAACATCAAAAGACCAAAAAATAGACGCTGTGCTATATAGACTTCCAAAGGCTATAGCACCGCGTAAAACGATCACACACCACTTTACAGACGCATCATTTAAATTGAAAAACAGACCTATCACGTTAGCTCAATTTTCAGCAAATGGCCCTATATATACTAATACCAAGATAACAGCAGATAACTTAGAAGTAAGATACAAGCAAGTAGAAGGCAGACAAGTAGAATATAGGAGTCATGGAGGATTTATGTACGACTTTTATTCATCCCCTGGAGACTGTGGCAGCCCTATTTTCATTAGGGACGGCACGGCCATCAGAGGATCAATATTAGGAATGCATGTTGCAGGACATAGAGTAGAACAGGGGACTATAGCGGTAGCGCTTATAGTCACTAGATCTATGTTAGAGAGCACATTAAGAACAATGAACGATGATAAACCAATTGTACAGATAGCACAACCTCACGAGGGCATGGTAGAAGCCACAAGTGAGGATTTGGAGAGATCCAAATTAAAAGGACAGATTCTACTAAGATACACGACCACCAAAGAAATTGTACCCCCATTCGATTGTAAGGAGATTCAAAAGTCTCCTTTATTCGACAAGATAACCAAGCATTATACGGCACCAGTCAACATGAGATCAGGAATAGATTTATACGCAAACGGAATTAATAAGTATAAGGAACCGAGTCATAGTTATGATAAGGAGCATATTAAGATAGTCTGTAATCATCTTAAACGACGATTATACGGACTTGAAACATCGGCACCTAGAACAACTATTTCTCAATTTGAAGCAATGAACGGAACATTTAAACACCCATATATAGATAGATTTGATTATTCAACATCAGCAGGATATCCATTCTACGGACAAAAGAAAGAAGATCTATGTATATTACGAGACCAGGACTACTATCCCACTGAAGAACTTCAGGTAGAGATAGACAAAGCAGAAGAGATGTTAGCTAGAAGGATCATACCAACTGACCCCCACCTATCATCCCTCAAAGTAGAAAGACGACCACTTAAATACGACGACGACGGTAACCAGATTCATAAGGCTAGATTATTCTCAATAGGACCATTTGCTCTGCAGGTACTTATCAAGAAGTACTTCGGAGGTTTCTTCTCTCACATCCTTCAGACAAGAGGTAAACACTTTTGTATGGTGGGAATGAGAAAAGAAACGGAATTTGATTCTTTAGCGAGGAAACATTTAGCTATAAACGATAAACACGAGGATTTTGACTACAAGGAATTTGACGGACGAAAAGACCAAGAAATACTAGAACAGATAACGGAACTATTAACGGACTTCTTTACAGATAATGATGAGGAGTGTTATTTAGGCACGAAGAGAGCGGTTAGGCATACAATTTTATCATGGATTTTTCAAGGTAATCACCAGTATAGAAGGTACATATTGGCTCCCCCCGGAGCTTTACCTTCTGGAGTAAACTTAACTGAACTTTTGCAGTGCATAGACAACGCTTTTCAAATTCGACTAGCATATCTTAGTCTAGTACCTCACCCGTACAAGACTATGATGGATTTTGATAACATGGTTGCAGATAGCAACTATGGGGACGACTTAATTCTCACTATCAGTCAAATGATAGCTGAACATTTTAACGGAAACAAGATTGCCCTATATCTTAAAGATAGAGGAGTTACCATAACTCCGGGCAAGAAAACGGACACAGAATTTATACCAAGACCTATTACAGACATAACGTTTCTTAAGTGTTACTTCACTAAGATCAACGGATATTATTATCCCAAGATGGAGTTACAAGCACTTTTAGAGACTATTAATTGGATTAGAGTAAAACCGACCTCTGACACGCCTGAAGAACTTTGCGAGAGCAATTGTTTAGACGTTAGTCGAGGACTTTTTTATCATGGTAGAGAAATCTACGAAGAATATTGGAACAAAATCATAAAAGAACGACCACTATATAATATACCCACTTACGATGAATATAATCTAGAATTTCGAGATAAAGGTATGTTAGCAGATTTATCTGGTATACACACCTTAGGACGACATGATAGAATTATGAAAATTGATTATTACAGCACTATAGACAACCCTTTTACTAAGGAGAGACTCGGAGATGTGGATAATATCGATGAGCACACACCAATTATGACAGAACAACAAATGGAAATAGCAACGCAATACACTCAAGAACTAGTAGGAGTCGAGATTATCAATCAGAAAGCTCCTAACGTTATTAAGACAGATGTAGTCGAACATAACGTAGCAAAGTACATCAACCCGGAAACCCCATTCAACTTAGCTATGTCACTTCAGAGATTTACGAAATTCGCAGATATTCAAGTAGACACAGCGACGGCACCAGGCGAAACAATACAGATGTGGACAGTAATACAAGACATGTTAACAGGATCTAATTACTATCCTTTCAAGCAGTTTTTAAGATGGAGATGCGACAACATCAAGATCGAGATTCAGG